CAAATGGTTGGAAGACTATGTGCGCAACAATCGTGACATGGGCGAGCCCGGCACTAACCCCTACAGTATGCAAAGTCATAAGATGGCGCAGATAATTGTAGAACAGGGTTTAGCAAATGTAGATGAAATATGGGGCATCGAAGTGCCATTATACGTAGAAGGTCTGTATGCTGGTACAACTGACGCTTGTGGCGTACACAAGGGCAAACCAGCCATTTTAGACTACAAACAGACCAATAAACCAAAGAAAACGGAGTGGGTTCAGGACTATTTCCTCCAGTTATGTGCTTATGGACTAGCACACAACGAAACACACGGAACCGACATTAAACAAGGTGTTATTCTGATGTGCAGTCAGGACTTCCAATATCAAACGTGGACAGTCGAAGGCGAAGAATGGGATATGTGGACAGAAAAATGGCTTCAGAGAGTGGAACAGTATTATAATCTTAGCTAAATATAAAATATAGACAGGATAATAATATGGCAGTTGTACAAATCTCCAAAATACAGTTACGTAGAGGACTGCAAGAAAACTTACCGCAATTAGCATCAGCTGAGATGGGCTGGTCGGTTGATCAATGCAGACTATTCATCGGTAATGGTACATTAGCAGAAGGTGCACCGTCAACTGGTGTAACCGAAGTACTTACTGCACAAAGCATATATAATGAATTAGCTGCCATCACAATTTTACAAGGTAATGTTGCTAACCTCGAAGCAAACGTTACTACGTTACAATCTAACGTATCTAGCCTACAAGCAAACGCTGCAGTTCACTCATTAACATTCCTTGACAACCAACCAACTGCAACAAATACTGCAATAACACTTAACTCACTGACTTCAAATACATACGATTATACAATCGTGCGCGGTACAACTTCTAGAGTTGGCACACTTAAAGTTACTGAACTATTAGGCACAGCGGTATTTGAAGATGACTACGTCGAAACAGCAAGTACTGGTGTGGTGCTGGGCTTTATAAGCAATGTTAATGCTGCAATAATGACATATACAACAACTAGTACTACTTTACCGGCAACATTCACTTATTACATAAAACCATTTATTTAATGAATACGAGCTTGCAAAAGTTCGCAATATCGTGTACACTATGTACTTGAGTGGGATATAAATTTCTACTAGCAGTCAAATAAAAAGTAAATACACAACAACAATCAACAATACAAATTTAGAGCAGTACTAAATTAAGAGGCAATCAAATTGAGTATCATTCAAGTAATAAAACGTAGCGGTAGTCGTGCCCCACTTGCAGTAGAGAAATGGCAGGCACAGATTGCAAAGGTATGTGCTGGCATTGCAGATGTAAGTCAGTCAATGATTGAAATTAAAGCGCAACCACACTTTTATGATGGCATTAGCACACGAGAGATTGATGAAATCACTTTACGTGCTATCGTTGACTTAATTGACATCGAACATAATCCAGACATCGGACATACAAACTATCAATACGTAGCAGGTAAACAGCGTTTATCGATGTTACGTAAAGACGTCTATGGTGATTACGAAGTTCCTCGCTTATATGAAATTGTTAAAACAAACGTAGCAACGGGCTTGTATACAGCAGAGCTACTAGAGTGGTATACTGAAGCAGAATGGGATAAGATGGATGCGTTCATTGACCATACTAAAGACGAAGCATATAGTTACGCGGCGATTGCACAACTAATTGAAAAATATCTTGTACGTAATCGTGCAACACATCAAATTTACGAAACTCCGCAAGTGCGTTATATGGTAGCGGCCGCAACAGTATTTCACAAAGAAGAGCCAGCAACTGCTCGCTTGAAGTTTATTAAAGAGTATTACATTTGTGCAAGTGACAGCCTTTTCACCCTTGCAACACCTGTCCTCGCCGGCCTAGGTACACCAACTAAACAGTTTAGTTCGTGTGTACTAATTAAAGCAGACGATGACTTAGATAGTATTTTTGCTTCTGGTGAGATGATGGCAAAGTACGCAAGTAAACGTGCTGGTATTGGTCTTGAGATTGGTCGTTTGCGTCCACAGGGCAGTCCGATACGCGGTGGTGAAATTATGCACACAGGTATGATTCCATTCTTAAAGAAATGGTTTGGTGATTTGCGTAGTTGTTCACAAGGTGGCATACGTAACGCAAGTGCAACAGTATTCTACCCAATTTGGCATCACCAGTTTGATGATTTAATTGTACTTAAAAACAATCAAGGCACAGAAGAAACCCGTGTACGTCATATGGACTATGGTGTTGTATTGTCTGCATTCTTTTGGAGACGTTTTAAAAATAAAGAAAACATTACATTCTTTGACCCAAATGAAGTACCTGAACTATACGAAGCATTTTACAGCAATACAGAATTATTTGAAGAACTTTATGTTAAGTATGAAAAACGTAAAGATTTGCGTACTAAAACAATGTCAGCTGAAGAAGTATTTAAAGGTGGCATACTAAAAGAACGTACGGACACAGGTCGTATCTATCTTGTGTTTATTGATAACGTTATGAAACAAGGACCATTTGATCCAGAATATCATACAATTTATCAGAGTAACTTATGTTGCGAGATTTTATTACCTACATTACCATTTAAACGCTTGGATGATGCTAGCGGTCGTATTGCACTATGTACACTTGGTAGTATTAATTGGGGATCGTTCCGCAACCCAGAAGACATGCGTCGTGCTTGCCGTATCTTACAACGTAGCTTATGCAACATTTTGGATTATCAGGACTTCTTAAGCATACAAAGCAAACTAAGCAATGATGAATTACAACCACTTGGCATCGGCATTACTAACTTAGCCTACTGGCATGCTAAACGTTCATTTAAATATGGCGAGAAAGATGCATTAGCAGAAGTTAAGAGTTGGATGGAACATCAGGCATTTTACTTAACAGAAGCAACAGTTGAACTGGCTAAAGAACGCGGCCCATGTTTAGATTCAGCAAAAACACGTTACGGTCAAGGACAGTTTCCTTGGGAGAATCGTGCAGATGGTGTTAATGAACTTGCTGACTTTACTCCAGAGCTTGATTGGGAAACGCTACGAGTTAACATGAAACAATATGGTGTACGCAATTCAACACTAATGGCAATTGCGCCAGTTGAATCTAGTTCAGTAGTTATTAACAGCACTAACGGTATTGAAATGCCAATGAGTTTGATTAGTGTTAAAGAAAGTAAAGCTGGGTCATTTACGCAAGTTGTTCCGGAATATCATAAATTGAAAAATAAATATCAATTAATGTGGGAACAGAAAGATTGCGATGCGTACTTAAAAACTGCAGCAGTACTTGCGGCTTATGTGGATCAGAGCATAAGTACTAATACATTCTATTCGCCGGCACACTTTCCAGACAGAAAAGTGCCATCGACATTAATTGCTAAGAATCTAATGCAGGCACATATTTGGGGTCTAAAGACCTTCTATTATAGCCTCGTGAATAAACAAGGTAGTAAGATGACAGCAGAAGTGGCCCCGGAAATGGCACCAATAGATTATGATGACGAGGATGATTGTGCCGGATGTAAGCTCTAGTATGAATAATATTCCTGCATATGTGTACTATATCAAACATATCCCGACAGGTAAATTCTATTATGGATCGAGATATAAACACATAATGAAAAATATTATTCCTGAGAAAGATTTATGGGTTACTTATTTTAGTTCATCAAATGAAGTTGCTAAATTAATTAAAGATACGAGTAAAGAATCATTTGAATTTACAATAATTTATACTAATGAAGATACAGATAAATGTTTTGAATATGAGCAATCTTTAATTAAGGAGTATATCAGTGATCCGCTATGTATTAATAAACGATATTTTGATTCTGTAAAAGGAGCAAAGGTATTTTCTATATTTGGTAAAACTTTATCTTCAAAAGGAAAACCAAAAAGTGAAGAAACAAAACAAAATATGTGTAAACCAAAAAGTGAAATGCACAAACAAAATATCAGTAAGGCACAAAAGTTAAATGGCGGAAATGGCCCATCAAAACATAAAGAAGAATCGAAAATTAAAAACGGTAATACACACCGATTATTAAAACGAGAAAAAGTCACTTGCCCGCATTGTTGTAAAACAGGCGGAGCAATAGCAATGCCGCGTTGGCATTTTAATAACTGTAAGGAAAAACAATGAGTAAAGCACAGTATGATTTAAGTAAGCCCACTAATTATTTAACACGATCGATGTTTCTAGACCCAGCTGGACCAGTAACGGTACAGAGATTTGAGGAAGTTAAATATCAGAAAATTGCTAATTATGAGCAACAACAACGAGGATTTTTTTGGATACCTGAAGAGATTAGTCTGAGTAAAGATAGTAATGATTTTAAAGATGCCAGTGATGCTGTTAAACATATATTCACAAGTAACTTATTACGTCAAACAGCATTAGATAGCTTACAAGGCCGCGCACCAAATCAGGTGTTCGGCCCAGTTGTAAGTCTACCAGAGCTAGAGGCGTTAGTTTCGATCTGGTCGATGTTCGAAACTAACATTCATAGTAAGAGTTACAGTCACATCATTCGTAACATTTATAACGTGCCAAAAGATGTGTTTAATACAATTCATGACACAGCAGAGATTGTAGGAATGGCAAGTACAATCGGCGACTACTATGATAAGTTACACGTAATTAACTGTCAAGCTGAACTTGGCATCAAAGTTAGTGAAACAGATCACATTAAAGCAATTTGGTTAGCACTACACGCAAGTTATGGATTAGAGGCATTTCGCTTTATGGTTAGCTTTGCTACATCACTTGCTATGGTTGAGAACAAAATCTTTATGGGCAATGGCAACATTATTCAATTGATTTTACAAGATGAGTTATTACACAAAGAATGGACAGCTTTCTTAATCAATCAAGTAGTTAAAGAAGACCCACGCTTTGCCGCAATTAAAGCAGAGTGCGAAGCTGAAGTATATCAGATGTACTTAGACGTTATACGCGAAGAGAAAGAGTGGGCTGATTATTTGTTCAAAATGGGTCCGGTTATTGGTCTAAACGCCAATATATTGAAGGATTTTGTTGATTATACAGCCGTAGATGCACTAAAACAAATTGGTATACGTTACACTAGCCCTGCACCTAAATCAACACCGATTCCGTGGTTTAATAAACATACAGATACAAGTAAGAAACAAACAGCATTACAAGAGTCGGAAAGCACCAACTATGTATTAGGTATTATGTCTGATGAAATGAACTACAACGAATTACCAACATTATAATAAAAGGGGAAACGATGTTAACTGTGTATTCAAAAGATTCATGCCCGTTCTGTGAGCAAGCAAAGAATCTACTAACAATAAAAAAAATAGCATTTGAAGTAATTAAGATTGATGAAAATGTAGAAGCACGTGAATTTATTATGAGTGAAGGGCATCGCACAGTACCGCAGATTTATCGAGATGGTAAACTGTTTGTGGCAGGTGGCTTTCAAGGCTTAAAAAAATTAACTAATGAACAATTAACAGAAATGACTGGAGAAACAATTGCTAGTAACTAACCGATACGACAAGGATACATTGGTATCATTTAAGCTAGTAAACGGCGATGAAGTTATTGCTAAAATTGTAGACGAAACTGCCGCTGAATTTGTAGTATCTAAACCAATGATTGTAGTACCAAGTCAACAAGGTATTGGCTTGATGCAAAGTCTATTTACATCTGAGTTAAATAAGAGTATACACCTGGATAAGCGTCATGTAATGTTGCATGCGCAAACAAGTAGCGAGTTAGTAAATCATTATCTTGAAACTACCTCGGGGTTTACTATAGCAAGATAATTTTTACAATTATCGCCGTGCCAACGAGAAAAACCCGGTTTACTAACAATTTTCTCACAATGTTGACATAATACCTTAATATTATTTGGATTATTTTTACGGAAGGCATGACTATTATTCTTTTCCATAGTGGCCTTCCTTTTAGCTTTAACTAATTCCGAGTTTGGAGTAGTACCATTTTGGTCCATAGTTTCTTTTCGTTTTTGTTGTACTTCTGGTGAACCCATTGTGGTTCCATTTGCAATCATAGTCGTACGACGTTTTTCCTCTATATATCTGCTGCCGGGCATGGTGCCGTTAGTTCGTTTAGTTTGTAATTGCAGTTGTATGGATGCGTAACTTCGTTTAGTACCAGATGGTCCTTCTCCACCATCTGTTCTATTGAGTAATATGCCTGTGTTAATATCTTTCCGTCCCCACCACCGGATTAATCGTCTTTCTAACGCAAACGCACCAACTTCGGTTAAATTTGATTCTAATATTATAATTTTGGATTTATCTTTGGGTACCGAAAGACCTTTATGTTTTGCCCAAGCACGATTTTCCTTGCCTTTGCCGATATAATACGGAGTTAAGTCAGAATTTCTTATGTATGCATAAATGTAATAAATATTCATAGTATGTTATCTTTGTATAAGTATTTACCTAATATCAAAACATACAGACAATAACAGGCATGATATTAGATTTATTAAAATTATTCTTTAGGATTTAGAATGGCAGAACATGATATATCGCTGGTAACAGCCAAGTCAAGCAATACAGTAATTGAGAGTATGAAGGTTGCATTGGCCACGGCTTCTGCAGCAATTACTCCTGCCACATTAACTGCAATGGTTGGTATTAAAGAAGGTTCTGCTTTGGCACTTCCAAAAAGTGTAACTGATGCCATGACAATTCTAAACACACACAAAGGATATGCGAATGCAAATGTTGCCGGATGGATTGCTGGTATATCGGGCCCTACAGGCACGGCTAATGCTGCATTGGCAAATCTAACAACATTACAAGGTCAGATGGGATTTACCGGAAGTCCTGGCTCCGATAATCATGCGGCATTTGGCGCTATCTTAAATCAAGCACAAGGTCATATCGGTGATTCGATTGAAATAAACAATGCAACTACATTTATGTCAAGCACATCATTTGAAGAAATGGGTGCTGGCATTACTAATATGAGTTCAATGGCAACACAAGGATTAGATGGTGCACTGGGCAGTTTAACAAATGCAGCAAGCGCATTTGAAGCCGCTGGTCCGGTATTTGATCTCAATAA